TATGATAGTATAGTCCATCAAATTCGAATGCAACTTTTTTGCTTGGAATATATATGTCTAATTCTAGTCCAATTGCATTTTTATCTCTCTCAACGATATCTATCTCTGATGACAAATGTTTGATATAATCTATAATATATCTTTCAATCTTTGATTGAGATTTACTATAGTCTATATCAATGTTGTGCTGATGCAACCAATTCTGCACAGATTTTGCACTTACATTTAAACTTTGAGCAATTTCATCGGTTGTATATTTTTCATAAAGAGTTGATAGTATATCTTTATTATCTCTTACGTTGCATGCTTCATCTGATATCTGTTCGTACTTTTTTGATATTCCAAAAAATTTGAATGCTATTGATATATGCTCAGATGGTATAGCTAGTTCTTTTTCTATTTGTGTTAAAGGCTTATTAGATTCGACTAATTCATTTAAGAAATTTATGTCGATAAGTTTTTCTGAATACTTTTTAAGTTTTTTAATACATGTATCTTGATGATTATTTGCATAGTAGTAATCTGAATAGTTTGAATCAAAAATTTTATTTTTAATAGTATTTCTAGATTCTTTAGTTGTTTCTATAGCCGAAGGAAAATCTTTGTAAAAAATTCCTTTAACTACAATTTCTTCTGCTGCTGGATTTGCTTGATATGAATTTTTACAAATATTGCTACAGAATTTAGCGTATGGTTCTTTTACATTTCCTGGTCGAAATGTAAGTTTCTTTGAACAATATGTACATTTTCCAGGAGCATCTAAACAATTTCGTATTAGAAATGCTGCTTCTTCCCACGAAAATTCTGGATATGCAGATTCTATTGCTGCTATAGCTTTTTTGAACGTTGGAGTATTTTGTGTTATCAATGCATGATCTTTTCGTTGCATTGACATTCTGCTCCACATATTTTTATTGAAATCTTTTGTCAGATCTCTTGCAAGAAGTATTTTTTCCATATAAAATAAAGTTTTTTAGCATTATATCACATGTATAATATATAGTCAAAAAAAGAAAAAGGGTACCGATTGGTACCCTTTTATTAGTTAACTAAAACTAATTTTTCTATAAAATTATAGAAGGTTGGTTACAGCGATTCTACGGAAGAATACGTTGGCATTCTTAACTAGACCATCGCTGGAAACAGCGGTTGGTACAGCGTAAGGATGCGCAACTACGCCATATCGCTGTCTGAAAGCTAGCTTAGGTTGGAAGCTAGCTGGATCTACAGCGCGGAATAGTTGTAGTGGCTGATATGGAGCATAGAAGAGACCAGCCTGATATGGGCTTTGACCCTTGTGACCGACTACAGCGTAGTGGGTGTTGCTGCCACCGTTGGCTAGATATGGATCAACGAATACGCGAAAACGACCGTTGAGGATACCAGCGAAGGTTGTGGAAGCCTCGTCAACTACTTCGGTACCTTGCATTGCAGGATTGTAGTCTAGAACACCAGCCATTGCTAGAGCAGAAGCTACGTCGCTTGAGCAGATGATGAAGTTACCACGGCCAAGACGGGTTTGCTGAGCGATGACGTTAGCGTCACGTTCCATTTGGAACATTAGACCCTTGAACTTCTCGACTGACCAACGGCCACCGGCGTCTTGATCCATGTCGAAGATGCCTGGGGTGACTGTAGCCTGAGCGCCTGGCTTAGCTGAAACGGCGATTGTACGAATGATTTCGCGGTTGATTTCAGCGGTGATTTCGGTGCTTAGGATGTTGATTAGCTCTTGCTCAGCATCTAGGCCGTGTAGAGCCTTTAGATCCTGAACTAGTTCTACTGAGTACTCAGCCTTTAGAGCACGAGTCTTAGCTTCAACAGCCTTCTTCTCGATGGTTAGAGCCATTGCGCCGAAAGCATTGCCGCCGGTGGTGCCTAGAGCTTCACCTGTGGCAGTTGACATAGCAGTGCCGTATGTGAAGTCGGTAGCTGGTGAGCTAACTGTGTCGTTTAGAACGGCTGGGTTAGTACCACGTTGGGTGTCGTCTGCGCCTTGTGTGCCAGAAGCAGCAGTCTTGTCGCCAGAGAATGAAGAATCAGCTTCGTTGTAGAGGGCTTCTGTACCGCTTTGATCGGTGTAGCGAGCCTTCATAGCGAAGATTAGACCGGTTGGCTGGCTTAGTGGTTGTACGCCGCAAACGTCATACGCGATGAGTTGTGGCATTGTACGACGAACTAGGCTGATTAGAACTGGATCGTACTTGGCGATACCGTTGCTGTCGCCATATGAACCAACTGAGTTTGCTGGAGCATCTTCGAAAAGAGCTTGGCGTGACTCGATATTGGCGATTTCTTGGTTCTCAAGAAGTCTGGCGGTTACACGACGACGATAGTCGTCAGCGATAGGTGCTACGCCTTCGGCGTCTAGCACTGGAGCCCATTTCTGGACTAGATCGATTTTGGACATTTGTTTTCCTTTAAAAAGATTTGATAGATTTATTTAAAGAAATGTCACTTTTTCTTGCTTAAAGCGCGAAGATAAGTTGACATAACTGGGTTTTCTTGTGGAACTTCAACAGGAGAAATATCTTCTACAATTTCTTGTGAGTTGACGAGATCTTCTGTTAGTTGCTCCTTAACGGAACTCTGTTTTTGTTCGAAGAATGACTTCTTAACGATTGAAATTTTCTTCTTGAAAGTTTCTTCGTCTTCGTAGGCAAAATCTTCGACTAGAGTCTTAAAACGAGCAATATCTAGACTGGTAAAATCTTTCACAGATTCTTCAATAATTTGTTCACGTTTTACCTGAGCGAGTTCCTCAGATATTTGTTTCATAGTAGTTACTGATGTAGCTAGAGCTTTTTCAAGTTCTGCCTTTTCCTGTAGAGACTGAGTATATAGATCGACCTTATCGTCTGGCAAATCTACATAATGTTGTTCGAACAGGGTCTTCAGATTGCTAATGAATGATTCAGTTAGCTCAGTCTTGATTGCTGCTTCTAGAGCAATTGCATTATCTTTCTTCCACTCCTCGGCTAAGAAGCTGAGGTATCCATCAATCTTGTCACTTGTTTCTTCATCAAGTTGCTTGCAACGAATTGCAAACTTCTCTTCGAATTCTTCTTCTAACTTAGCTAGTTTAGAGGTATGCTCTTCGTCTAACTTAGCCTTAAATTCTAATACTTGTGCTTTTACGGCTGCTTCGAAAATAGTTGCAGCTTTTAATTTGAATTCATCACTGAATTCATCTCCTAGAAGATCAGAAATGGATTCTTGCATCTTCTTCTTATCGTCGTCAGAGTCCTCTTCTTCTTCTTTTTCGTCTTCTTTTTCTTCTTCGTCGGACTCTTCTTCTTTTTCATCATCTGTCTGTGGCATCATTGAAGCTGGCTCTTCTTCAGAGGAACCCAATGATGGATCCATAGGATTATCAACCTTTACAGCAGGCTCATCTTCGACACGATCAGCTTGCTCTTTTTCCTTAGCCTGATCGTCTTCTTTTTTATCTTCTTTGGCTTCGAGAAGAGCCTTGATCTGATCTTCTAATGTCATTTTAGATTCCTTCTTAATTCGTTCGAATGTATTATTACTTATTTACTAACCATTTGAATCTTGTTGATAAAATCTTGAAATGCAGCCAACTTTGCTTCTTGAAGTTTAGATGAATGCACTTTTTTGATTTTAGCTTTTGATTCAAATAGATCTTTTTCAATGTAATGACCATCGATTAATAGATATTCTTTTTCTTCCATGAGATGTTGAACAAATGCTTCTCCAACACTTGGATCGAAAACTACATCTGCTGCACTTGTTAGATTAAAATCTTCTCCAACATATGTGACTTTGCCTTTTTTGCTTACTGATCCAACGCCACGGGAAGATACTCCAACACATACACCATCTGATAGAAGTGCTTCTAAAACTTTACCAAGTGGTGTGCTTAGAACTTTTGCTTTGCCATAATAATAATTGCCGTCAGGACTAAGTTCTGTGGTTAGAATACATGCTCTTTCTGGATCTACTTGTAGTCTTCCAGCAGGATGATTCAATTCGCCCAAAGCACGAGATTTTTTTATGAATTCTTCGTTGTACTTTTTTACTGCCTCATCCATGCCTTTTTTGCTATAGATTCTTCCGTTTCTATTTTCTTTTGAATGCATTAGAAACGGTCCGGCAATGAACATTTTCTTTTCGCCTTCAAGAGTACTCTCAGTGAGTACTTTAGTAGAAACTGCTGTGTCTAATAGGAGTTTCATATTAAATTGACTCCTTGTTCTGGTCTGAATAATGGACGATATCCTTTTAGCTTGAGTAATCTTAGATATACTGTGCCTTTGCCAGTAAAAGATACTACGATATCGCTTGTATTTTGTTGAGAATCTGCTCCCCAAGGAAGTTCAAATGCTTGGGTGTTCTCAAACATGTTGTTTATTACAATGCTATTTCTGGTAATTGTTGTTTCTGCTCCAACTGCGACTGAACATTCAATCGCGCCAAGATTCACTGTTGGTGTTTCGCCTGTTAATTCTTCATTTGCTTTTAATAGATCTACATCTAGATCAATAGTAGCAGAACCAGAAGCAGCGGCATCATTGACGACTTTTACCAAAGCCTCAATGTGATTCATTTTTAAAACTGTTTTAGTTATTGCCATTTGCTACGATTCCTATTACTTTCTTGAAATTAGAATAGTTTTCAGACATGTACTTTTCAAGTACAGTTGTATTTATATTTAACGTATTCAACTTTTGAATTGTTGCTTCTGAAACAATAACGTTTGTTCCATCGTTCAATTTATATGCAACTTTATCTAAAAACTTTTCTTTTGTTTTGTATGAAAGAACATATTCATCAAGAGTAAATCTATCACTCTTGATTGCTTCGCATATCATCGCATATCGAGTTTGAGGTATTTTTTGTCCTCTATCGAATATCACATTAGCTAGTCTTTTGATGTCCATTTTCGGTCTTGTTAAAAAAGTTTTTTGCGACTTCTTTTCTAAATTCTGTTATGGTGGATACTACTTTTGAATTCATAGATTGCTCAAAAACTTTCTTTGCTTCGAGCATTTCATTTTGTTTTACAAGTTTCAAAAATTCTGCTGAATCACTTTTCATTTTTAGTTTCTCCTTCATCATCTGATTGTTCGTTTGGCATTTCTACTGATGCATTTTTCTGTGCAGTTGCTATATCTGCTTGCATTTGCTCTATTTCATCATCTGTTTGTCTTAAAATTCTGCGTCTTACAAAATCTGGAGAATAATATGTGCCAACTAACGGCATAACTTGTTCTGCCATCTGAATTCTACTAGCTAAAATTTCAGCATCTTTTAATTCAGAGAAATAGTTATCTCTCATAAAATCAAATGATATTCTAGAACGAATAAAATCCCAGTCTTCTGGAGTTATTATTCCTTTTAATATTAACTGCACTCTTAATGCTTGTAAAAATATACCACTAAATCTTTTTCTAAGTCGATCAATAAATTTAGAAAACTTTACTTCATCTCTAGAAATTTCTTGTGCTCTGCCAAGCGAGAATCCAGTTTCTGGTCTAAGTCTTGTTAATGGAACATTTAGTGCACCATACAATTTATTCATGAAATACATAACATTGTCCATTTGACCAGTTATGTTTTCTGATGGAAGAGTAGTTATTTCTGTAGTACGACCATTGCTGCGTCTAGGAAGCCAGTAATCTTCCAGCATTGACATATGAACTCTATCGTCTTTTATTTCACCATTAGCAGAATCATATACAATTTTATTCTTATATTTTGTCATTATGCCTTGCATATATTGATCTGCTTTTTGCTTTGGCATGTCAGCGATATCAATATAGAAGACTCTTCTAGATGGTGCTCTTGATAGCGTATAAATTAGAGCAGCATCTTCCATATATCGAAGTTGATTCGATGGTTTTATAGCTTTATGTAGATATGATATAGCGTTATTATATTCATCAACTAAGCCACTATATGCATGTATGATAGTATCTGGAGATAGTTTTATTCCATTA